ACTTTTACTGAACCAGTTGCGTGTAACTGACCTGTTACTTCACAACCCCAACTTTGTGTCTGAAACTTTACAACGTTGTCATAGTGAAGTCTAACATTTTGATTGGCTGTAGGAACCGTTATATAATCATGGTCTCCAGCTTGATTTTGTAAAGCAAATTGGTCACTTTTTATTGTTAAATAATTTGTAGTATTAACAATTCTAGAATTTCCATCGTGATAAATTTGTAAATCATTACCTGTACCAAGTCTTAGCTTTTGGTTATCAACCAGGTCTACGTTGGTGGTAAGATCCGTTCCAGTTATAGTGCCGTCTGTTATACCGTCAGATGTAATTCTTGTTAGTGCCATGATTAGTCAGCCTCCTCTGGTGTGTTTCCAGCATCGAGCCACTCTTTATATTCAGCATAATGACGATTACCCTCTACGAGAGGAATCCAAAGTCCATCCGCAATTCTATAAATTGTTTCTGTGCTGTTTTCTCCTGTGTCAGCATTAATACAGTATCTATAAGACATAGTTAAAGCTCCGCATCGGCTGTCCAGCCGTTATTGTAATAATAATAAAGTCCATCAGAAATATTAGCCATTATACCAATATGATCTGAACTAATATTTACCGTAGAAATGGTACTGACATTACTGTTATAACTTGCACTTCCATACATCGCAACAGAAGGTGTATTTCTCATGTGTGGTGAAAGAGGATATGAAACCATTGCTACATAGTTTACAGATCCTCCCAGTCTTCCAGAAGCTCTTGATTTACTCTGTTGTCTATAATATCTTTGACATAGCTGAAGCTCCTGACCGAATGACCTATGCTCAAAATCTGTTGCCACGCTGCCTACTTCTAATTGCAAACCTGTAATTTCAAATGTTGCATCATTTGTTGTGTACCAAGTTGAAGTAACATCTTTATATCTAGTTCCACTATTCCAAGCTATCCATTCTCCATTAGTAATACTATTATCAGTGTAATCAGTACCCAAGAAAGGTGAAAAATTAATATTTAATCCATTACCATTATCATTATTAAAACTTATACCAGAGTCTCCTTTTATCTGTACTGCAACTTTTGTCCAAGTATCTGCTGTTAATGAAGGTGTAGAAAAAGGCATATTTTTTTCTGTTCCGTCTTCTGTTTTTACAAAAAAATTAAATACTTGTCCAACACTTGATTTTACATAAAAACTTAGTGTTAAAAAACTTGTAGATGAATTATAGTTCCAACCACTATTTGCAATATCTTGTGCTTCAATCCTATACTCAATCTGAATTTGATCTGATGCACCAGCACCACTTGATTGATCTCCATTTGTAAGTTTAAAAGATTTTCTAAAGCCTAAACTGTAAGGTGTAGTGCCACTTGCAATATCAGCTTGTGCTTTAGTTACATCATTATCTATTCCTTGATTGTAATAATTTATTCTATCTACAGTGTAATATCCATTTCCTCCTGAGGTATTTGATGTTCCTCTCTGAGCCACTTGCATAGCTCCGTTAATTATTAAATTACGATTACTTAGGTTATTAGTAATATTGGCAGTACACGTTCCATCAGTATTGTTGACAGTAATAGCAGCAGCACTAGCTCCTACCCCTTTTATCGAATTTACCTTGATCTCTGACATAATTAACTAGGTTTTGGGTTAGCGTCTTTAACCGCTTTGATGTGGGTAGCCCACGTTCCAGTTGTATCTAGTTTACCAGCGAGCATATCGGCATACAACATATCAAGTTGATTTCCGATTGTATCGTAGGTTGTAGAACCATCTGTTGTTCTATCGGTCTTGTACTTAACAGCAGCAGCTTCAGCATCTAGTGTGGTTCGTGCAGCATCTATTTTACTTTGTTCTATAGTAATTTTATTTCCATCTTTATCTAGACCATAATTAACAAAGGATTCATCTATAGTACAAATAGACGGATATGCTTTAATAATTGCTTGAAAATCCATTATGCAGACACCTCTATTGCTGTTATTGAGCTTGCTGTTCTTAATCCATAATCTGCATCTGAATCATTATCAGAACGATTTAGTGTTAAATATGCACCACTTTGAACCTTACCTTGAATTTTATAAGTTGTTGCAGATGTCGTTGATGGACTATCTAAGAAAGTAATATTTTGATTATGAACAGCATTTCCACTTCCTGACCCTGCTACGTTAACGTGTCCAACAGAACCAACAGAACGGCTGCCATCTGTACCTCCTATAAAAATTGGAGTACTACCTCTTACAAGTTGGTAAATACTCCACCTATTATTTGTATCTATAGAAACATTAAAATTTACTAAAACTAAAATTTTGCTTGAAGATGATGAAGGTGTGATTGATACATTCATACCTGTAACGTCAGTATATGAAGTTGAATTAGTAAAAAATATATCAGTTTTAACAGTTTGTGCGTAATTAACTATAGGCTTATGTGAAGTGCTTGTTATCAGACTTCCATCTGCTGAATCTGGTAATTGAAAAACTCTGTTATTAGCAGAAGAAGAGGGTGCTTGTAAGCTGAAAGACCCACCACCTGAAGCTGCGTTTAGTTTAATCTTTGCTGTCATTTATCCAGCCTCCAAAGCAGCGACTTTTGTTTCCAATACTTCAATTTTAGCAATAGCTTCCTGTAATGCAGCAGTAAGTAAAGGTACAAGTTTACTTTGATCTATTCCCTGATAAACAGGATTATTGTCAGAATCTATTTCATCTTTAGTTCCTGTTATTGCTTCTGGTACTGCTGTTACTTCATGTGCAATAAAGCCATCAACTGTTGTATCTTTATCAACTTTAAAATTAAATCTTGACGGCTTAAGAGTTTTTAATCTTGTTATCCCATCTGATATAGAAACTACATTTTCTTTTAGACGATAATCTGAAGATGTGTTGTAAGAAGTACTTGAACTTGACACATCAATAGAACCAACATCATTATTAGCCCTTTGAAAACGTACACATTCTCCATCACTATCATGTCTTGCAAAAATCCCTGCATGAGTATCTTTTACACCTACAAGTACACCTGCTGTAGGGTGTATCACTATACCTGATCCATCAGTATGAGGTGCAGTATTTGTAGTGCCAACAAGAACTACTCCAGACGAATCTATACGCATACGTTCTGAGCCGTTAACAATCCATTTTAAAGAATTATCAGAGTGGTTATATACTTGTTGTCCTACATAAGCACTTGCACCAGTGCCATCAGCAAAGAAAATACTACTGAGACTTGAAGAGCCTGCTCTTATTGTTAATCCGCAATTAGATGAATCTGCAATTGTTAAATTATCAGCTAAACCATCTCCTTCAGTAGTAGTTCCTAAAAGCAACCTTCCAGAACTATCAACAGTTGCTCTAGTCGATCCACCTGTATTTATATTTACAGTATCAGATGCAAAATTTATCCCTGTATTACTATCTGTTCCTGTTACTGCTGGTGCGGAAGCTGATCCATCAACCCCAGAAATACCAGTAGTGCCGTTTAATGCTATTGCCATAATTTAAACCACCGTATAGACGCTGCCAGAACTGACAGTTAAAGTAATTCCACTTGATACGGAAACTGGCCCTGCACTCATACCATTAGTTCCTGATGCAATCGTATGTGATGCACTAATCGTAGCACTATTCTCGTAGATAGCACCACCAGCTACAGTGCTTGATATAGAGTTTGTTGTGACTCCTGTAATTCTTCCTTGTGCATCTACAGTAATTGCTGGTGCTAAAGTAGTTGAACCATAAGTACCAGCAGAAACACCTGTATTATTAAGCTTTGCAGCCGTCACAGCATCGTCAGCTATATGAGCAGTATCTATACTCCCATCAACATAATGTTCTGAATTAATAGAGTCATCTGCAATTTTAGTTCCATCTACTGAATCAGCAGCTAATTTTGCAATAGTAACATTTGCGTCAGCTATTTTAACTGTAGTAACATTTGCGTCAGTAATCTTAGCTGTAGTAACTGCTTGGTTTTGTATTTTTGCAGTTGATACTGTATCATCTCCTGGTGTTGGAATACTTACAGCAGAACCAGATTGAGTTATAAATACTTCTGCTCCTGTTGGTAAATTTGTACCAAAAATAATAGTATTAGCATCAACCAATGCAAACCCTTCAGATGGTGCTGAAGTTCCTGTATTAGCCTTTTGTACAACACCATTAATACTTACAAGTAGTTGTGCTGCATTAGTTACACTAGCTGCTGATCCAGAATTACTACTTTCTCTAAGATCATAAGTTGCAATACTTCCGTTAATTGTTGGAGAACCACTACCACCAGCAGGGCATAAAAATAAAAATTTAAAATCACCAGTAGATGTAACTTCTTTAAAAGCTGACGTAGTGCTGTCAAAGACTTTCATCTTGTCAGCATTTTTATCGTATATCAAATCTCCTTCATCATTATTAGAAGTTGGTTCTCCTGTTGTTACTCGATACCTAGCAGCAAAATCATTAATATCATTACTAAGACTTAAGAGATCAGCTTCTTTAAGAGTTGCTTTATGGTAGTTATATATTTGACCAGAGCCAGTAGAACTAACCATTATTGCTACACCAGCATCAACAGTAGAACTATTAAAGTTACTAGCAAAATTATTAATTGTAACTGTAGATCCACCAACAGTTCTTCCTGTTGTACTTGCACCTGATCCACTAACAACAAGTCCACCAGCATCAGCAATACTTATTACAACCCCTGCTGCTGGTTGTGTATTAGGAAAAGCTGCATCTGTAGCTATAACTTCTAATCCACCAATAGGTGCTATCTGTGCAGCTACATAATCTACAACAGCACCAGAGGTAGGAAAACTTGCGTCACTATCAGATATGGTTGTTTGTTTTGTAAGACCATCTATCTGGTTAAGGTCTGCAATATCAGCAGTCAAAGCTGTACTGTCAGCTAACTTAGAAGCTGTACCAGACTGCATACCAGCTAGTGTTGTTAGTTCTGCATCTGCAATCTCAGAAGTTCCCACAGAGTTTGCCTGTAAGTGTTCTGCTCCTATAGAGTTGTCGGCTATGTTATCTCCATCTACGCAGTCATTAGATAAGTGTGAATGATCTACACTTCCATCTACCAGTTCACTACTATCAACTGAGTTTGCTGCTAGGTGAGTAGCATCAAGAGGACTACCTGCTATAAGACTTTTGATTTCTGATACTGTCTGATCTGCTGTAGCACTAGCTTCAATAGCATTTAGTTTTGTGTGGTCTGCATCAGTAAAGACATTAGAATCTGTAGCTGCTTCTACTGCTGCTCTTATCTCAGCATTAGTTTGATCAGCAGTTGCACTAGCTTCTATACCATTTAACTTAGTATGGTCAGCATCAGTAAATACGTTACTATCACTGGCACTCTCTACAAGGGTTCTTATCTCTGCTGCGGTTTGGTCTGCTGTAGCAGAAGCTTCTATTGCATTTAACTTAGAATGATCTGCGTCTGTAAAGACATTACTATCAGTTGCAGCTTCTACTGCTGTTCTAATTTCTGCATTTGTTTGATCTCCTGTAGCTCCTTCTTCTATAGTTGCTAACTTATCTGTAATTTCTTGTTGAGCAAATAATACCTGGTCACTATTATTATCTAAATCTATTTCTGTAAGAACACTACCATCTTGGAAATCTACCTTCTTAGCACTTATATCAGTATCTCTTTGAAACCTTATTGCAGCACCATTAGCAGGGGTATTACCAGAAGTAAAGGTAAGAGTAGACCCACTGATTGTATAGTGTGTGGTTATGGTTTTGGTAACACCAGCAACTGTTACATCAATTTCACTATCAGATAAAAAAGAAAAAGATATAGCAAAAGCAGTAGTGCTTCCATTACCAGTATGCGTAGTTAAGGATGATGCTGTGTTAGTAGCCATGATTAATACTCAACAGATTCATTTGCTTTTTTAAGCATATCTATAAACTTCATTCTACTTAATTTTTTCAATTTGGAATGTTCTATTAATATGTCTTTGTTAAGTCGTAAAAACTTATCTTTACCTTTAACAATAAAATCGTTATTTATTTCTCTAAAGCCAGGTAGATTTCCTTTTGGTGGACCATTTAAAATAGCTTCTACAATTTCTGGATGTGTATTCCAAGGTTTTTTTACATCTTTAAGTATTTCATAGTTAGTTTTAAACCAAGGTGTTTTCATATATTGCAGCATTGTTTTGTTAAGAGTTTTACCGTTATATCCTTTGTCACCTGGTAAGTTTCCATTAATATCAATTGTATTTGTTATATATTTTAAATCACTCATTTGTGTTGTATCTAGCTCTACAGGTTCTATCTGTATTCCAGCTTGACCTCTGATAGATCCACCAAAACTATTTATTGTCTCTGTTGGTTCTGATACTCCTTTGCCTATTTTTGCAAAGACTGAAAGTACAGGATTATTTTTACTTTCACTAACTTCAAACCAAGTTAATAAATCTATACCAGGTCTTTGTCTTTTAAATATAGGCTTATTAGTAATGTGTTCTCTCATTGGAGGTAAATTATTGTTCCAACCAGGAATTGTTTTTGTTGTTTCATTAAGTATTTTATTTCCTACAGCTAGTCCTTCATCTCCTTTGTAGACGTTTGTATCTAATTGTAGTTTCCACTGTAAGGCTTGATCTGCTGTTACACCTGTCCAATTTAAAAGACCCATATCAAATAAATCACTAGGTAAATTTTTTGCTTTACGAGTAAAACCACTAGCAAAAATATTTGATGCAACACTACGAGCAAGCCATTTTTCAGCACGTTGAGGTTCATATACTAGTTTTGAAAAATCATTTATTCCTTGTAAAAACAAACGATCGGTTATATTTCTTGAACCTCCAACAGCTATACAAGTTAAAGCGTCATCTATTTCTCCATCTTCAACCAATGTACTACATTCATAAGCATCTGTATAAGCCATTAAAAGACCAGAAATAGGATCTAATCTTGTAAAGGCATAAGATTTTACTTTAGGATTTCCATCTTCTCCTATAATTCTTTCACCGTTTTCATCTTTTTGAACAAAATTAACACTATAAGGTCGCCAATTTGTAGCCCATTTTTTTTGCCAAGCTTCTCTATTTGTAGGTCCACCACCTGTTAAGTAGACATCGTTATTAGGATCTGTATACTTTTCCATTTGACTCCAAATAAAGCTACCTGTAAGTGCAGACAGTACAACTCTTCCTCTTAGTTGTTTTTGAAGTAAAGGAGAACCATTAACGTAATCGTTATAAAAGCCTGATACAAATGGTAACTGACCAACTATCATTGTTCTTTGTGCTTGTCTACCTAAAAGGTTTTTTAAAATTCTTACAAAAGGAATAAACCTTCTTACAATAGGACTTTTTGCAGATCCTTCTGCTAACCATTGTGTTAATATATTTAGCTCTCCACCACCTCCAAGATCTTCAGAAAAAGTACTTCTTTTACCAAAATCTTTTACCATGTTATATAATTCTACAGCTTCTTTTTTTTGTGCTGGATCTAATTTGTTTATTTTTTTTGTGATTTTAGTAGCAAAAGTTTCTATAACAAGTTCTGCTTGTTGATTAATATAATCTTGTAATTCTTTTCCTTTAAGTCCTTTGCGTATGCCTTGTAAAGTTGCACCGCTATAAGCTGAAGCATTAATATTTAAACCTTGAAAAAAGGCATCTTCACTTGTTAAACCTTTATAAGGAAGCCTTATGAAATGTTTTCCAAAGAAGTTAACAATATTGGCTAAAGTACCATCACCGTCCATAGAAAAAGCAATTCTATCTTTAAAATCATCTAGTTTTGATGCACCTGTAAAATAATTACTTTCTAATTTATAAGATTCTATAGCACCTTTTAAAGCAAAATCAAATCCTGTAAGAAGATTCCAAGAATGTTTTACCGCTACTTCTATTTCTCTTGGATTTGTTAAGTTTTTAGGATCTAAGTACAACTCAGAATTAGCAACAATAGCTTCTATTCCAGAAGAAGCCATGTTAACAATATGAGTATCAGGACCATATAAGATAGCACTTAACCAAACTTCATTGATTACCCTTAAAGGCTTGCTAATTACATCTCCATTTGCAATATTTGCTAATACTCCATATTTAATTAACTTATTAATTTTGGTATAGTTACCATTTACTCTTTTAATAGTATTAACAAGCTTATTAAGTGTTTTAGGATCTCCTGTTTCATTGTATATTTTTAAAGCATTATTAATAGAATCAGAAATTTCTACTAAATCTTTACTTGCTAAATTTGTTGATATTGAAACACCACCACTTTGCAATTTTAAAAAATCTTTTTTTTGCGTTTCAGTTAATTTATTCCATTTTGCAGCATCCATATCTGCAAGACCTTCTGTTGGTACTTGCATAATGGCAAGACCTGACCCTTGATCTGATCTTAAAGGTATTGCATCTGCTAGAAATTCATCTAATTTTCCTATCTCATCAATTAAATTTCCAACTAAAACAGTTACTTCTTTTGGATCGTTTTTAACATTTAGTGCATTTATTAGTTTTTGGTTAACACCTAAAATGCCATTATTTAAACTCGTAATTTCTAAAGCTATAGCCAGTTGAAATTCATCTGAAGGGTTTATTTTTCTATCTTTTGCTACTTTGCTTACAATATTTTTAAAATTAGGATTATTTTTAAGTTCTATTGCAGCATCTAATGTTTCAGTTCTACTTTTAATAGTTGTATCTATATCACCCTTGTTAATTAAGTTCTGTACTCTTGCATCAGTAAAAGCAGGGTCGCCTACCTGTTCTGGATTTATTTGTGGTTTTGTTTTTTTAACATTAATATTAGTTTTACTTCGATCAAAAGCATCATCAACTCTTGCTACTTTTTCATTTAATTTTTTTTCTTCTTTCTTTTTAATTTCTTGTAAATCTTTAATCATTTTATTTACTTTTTTCTTCTCAGAGTTCGACAAGTCTGCATCTATTTGTGCTGCTGATTTACCTGCATATTTTGAAGCAAACTTAGAAAACAAATCTAATGACCCTTTAAATCCAGCACCAAAAACTGTACCAACAGATAAAGCTGTTATTGTTTCTTCTGCATTAGGAAGTCTATTCTCTTCAATTAAAGTTCTGATTGTTGTTTCTGCTGTTGTTGTAGCACCACCTTGTATTGCAGCATTTCTAATACCTGTCAATCCTGTAGCATTTGTACTAAAAGGAATTGCACCAGTAATTAAAGCAGCAATTTTTTCTCCTTCACTAGTTTTACCTTCTTCACCAATACCAGCAGCTTGTCCTTTTCTTATCTGTTGTGCTTCTTCATTTAATAGATAATTTCCTATACCATTAGTAATTGCATATAAAACAACGCCAGGTACACCTGCTTTTAGCATAGGAGAAGTAGCTATACCAAGACCTACACCACCACTGACTTCATAACCAAAACTCTGTAGTTGATTAGTAAAAGGAGATAGTTTACTTTTCTCAGGTATTGTTATGTTATCTTTATTTTGATTATAAAAAGTATTTAAACCTTCTTGAAATTTTTCACTTTCTACAACTTCTCTAGGTATTCTACTTTCAATAGCATCATCAAAGGAATAACCTGTTAATTCTTTAAAGACGTTATCTAATTTTATTCTTGTTCTAGGTTTTCTTGAAGGAGAGCCTTTTGTAATAAATTGATAAACACCAAGATATTTTAAAGTCTTATCAGTTACTTCTGGTCCTTTTCTTTTAAATATATTTTGATTAGCTACAAACAGTTCTGAATCATTTAAATCTGCATCAACCCAAGACGAATCACTTACTAACCCTTGACGATTTTTTAAAGTAGAAATAATATTTGTTCTTTCTTCTTCTGGCAGTTCAAAAAATTTAGATATGTTAGTTTTTAAACTTCCAGACACATCTGTATATAATCCACTGTTTTGGTTTGCTGGATCTAATGTCTCATTAACAGTAGTATCTATTTGTTCAGAATTATTATTATTTATATATTCAAATATTGATGATTGAAATTGTGGAAACCTATCTACTAAAGAATCATTTAAAGCTAAAAACTCTTCAGCATTAGAAAAACCTTTATTAAAATCAGTAAATCGTTTTGGTACATTAAATCCTAAATTTGTATCATCATCATCAGAATCATTACCAATTTCATAGAAATCTATGAGTTCATTGTTCTCATATAGGTTAGCTAATTTAGGTGTAGTCATTGTTAGTTAGTTTTGGGTAAGAAATCTTTGTATGTTCCGTCCGTATAAGTAGACCAATCATTGAATCTTTGTTCTGGTTTTCTTCTATCGTAAAGTATAAACGCTGCTTTAGCATTTGTTAGTGGATCGTATAAGTCTTGTGGACTCTTAATATTAAATAATGGGAAGCGTTCTTCTTGATATTCTTTAATTACATTTATTTGCCAAAGACCTAAACTAAATTCACTTTCTTTATTAGGATCTGTACCAGATTTAACAGTATCTATTTGAGCATCACCCTTGGATTCTGCTAAAGCTATAGCTGCCATTATTCTTGCATCTTCAGGAGGAAAACCTACTTCCATTGCAAGTCTGTAAAGAGAGTTGTAATTAAAAGGTTTAGTAACATCTATTTCATCAAGAACACTTCTATTTGTAAGATCAGACTCTGGTACTACAGCATCACCTACAGCATCACCTATTGGCATTATTAATTCTTGTCCTTCTTCTATTACGTTTGGATTAGTAATATTATTATTAGCTTCCATAATATCGTTAATTCTTGTGCCAAAGCTTTCAGCAACAGAAGTTAAAGTATCACCTGCTTGCACAATATAAGCATTAGCTTGTGCTGCATCTAAGGCTTTTTCTCTATCAATATCTTCTTGTGTTATTTCACTTGCAACAGAGGGTTCTGGTCTGCCTTTAAATAAAGGATCACCTGTAAAGCCAGAGCTTTCTCCACCAGTGTCAATTATTTCATCAGAAACGTAAACCTCACCACTTTCTTTATTTTTTAAAGCTTGTTGTCCATCTATTGTTATTTGTTCATAGGCATCATTTTGACTTAAACCTTTAAATACCTCACCAGGTAAAGTTATAGGACCATCAGGATCATCACTTCCACCTTGCCATTTTTTAATCTTATTAATCGCTTTATCCTCTGCGTCTACTAAATAAGTATTAATTTCATTTGCAGTTCTTGTATCAAAAACACCGTCACCATCATCATCTGTAAACAATAACCATGTTTTAAAGTCTCTATTTAACTCTCTTTCTAAGTCCAACATAAAAGGTGTAGGGTCTTTTTCACCTTCCATAAGCTCATATACTTGTTGTAAAGAATCGTAAGAAGGGTTTATTTGTTTTCTTAGTCTTTGTATTATTGTATTCAATTCTGCCTGACTACCTTCTGTCTGACCTTTTCTACTTGACTCTATCTGACTAACAATTTTAGTTTTTATCTTATCTTCTTCGTCTGTAAGTGGTCCTAAAGAATTTAATAGTTTTCCTAATTGTTTAGTTGCTTCTACAGGTCTTCCTATATATGTACCTTCAGTAAGTGTAAAAGAAAAATCTTTTAGCTTTGATATTCTTTGTGGTTGAAAAATATCAATCTTTTCATCAATCCAATCTACACTTACACCATATTTAGATCCAAATGCTCTAATTCTTTCTATGGTGGAGTATGGTAAATCACCTTCTTCAATACCTAATTCATTTACAAGTTGTAGTATCCCAGTTTCTGCTTCTTCCTGTTTGTTTTTATTATTTATTTCATCAATCGCATCTTTATCTTTTATATGTTTAATTGTTTGTTTGTGCATTTCTGATAAAAACTTAGGATGTGTTTCAAAGATGCTTGCTCCATTAGGACCATATTTAATACCTCTCATCATTGCTAAGACATTATTAGATCCATCCATACCATCAACGGTATAAGCTTCATCTCTTAAACTTTTTGTATATTCCAATAAATTATCAAAATATTTTGTTTGTTTATCTTGAGTAATACCAAGTAAAACTTTGTTATTAACAAAATTATTTATTGTATCTAAAGCGTTTTCTTTATCACCATCTTGATATTTAAGATAAGCACTTGTTATTACTGGAAAACTCTGCTTTGAAAGTTTATTAAAATTAAAATCATTATGAGCATCAATATGTTCTTCAGTTATTTTTTTTACAATTTTACTTTGAGCAGGGTAAAAGTAATCAGTTAAATATTTTCCTTTTGTAGTACCAGCTAAATTTGCGCCTATACCTGAAACCTCTTCTAAAAAACTTTGGTATTGTGGAGATTCAATAGGAAAATGAGTAATAGGAACAGTTATTGTAGTTCCTGATGTTGTTGTGATTTCATATGTTTTACTGTTATATAAACTTTGAGCTTCGTTTGTATAAGTATCTCCTAGTAATTGAGTTTTTACTTTATCAAATTCATCGTCAGCAAAAATACTACCACCAATAAGACGATTTGCAGCATTGTCACCATGCTGATCTCGATGTTCTTTAGCTATTGTTTTAAAACCTTTTTTTCCTATTTCTAAATTAATATCAGCACGTTCTTGTTCAGCAGCTTTTTCCATTCTTGTAGCAAAGAATTTATTTAAAGCAGGGTTTATTGCTGATAATATTTTTGATAATCCTTCTATGTCTGATATTGGTTCATATTGAGGAGGTGCTACAAATGTATCAACAGGTCTAGCTGCTGATTGAAAAGCTGTACTTTCAAAACTAGATGACATAATTAAAGTTTAGCAAGTTGTCCATAGGTGGATAAGCCTTGAGTAGCTGTATTAAGAATAACTGAAGCTAGTGAAGGGATTTGGTTATAAGCCTGGTTAATATTGCTTTGTAATTGATTACGTCTATTATCTCGCTGTGCTTCAAGACCTGTGACATTTCTAGTATACTGCCTTCTTGCAGATTCTAATGATTGGTTAATAGCTTCTCTGGCATTTGCTGTTTGTCTTTCTTCATTCTGTAACAACATCTGTACTGTCAAACCTGCTTGTTCATTGGCTCTTATAGCTCCTCTTGCTTCTAATCCTTTAATTGTTTTAGCTAATTTGCTTTGTGCTGATGATGCTTGTGTTTCTTTTAACTGTGCTGCTGTAGCTTCTTGTTGTGCTGCAAGTGCTTGTTCTGCTGATCTGTTAGCTATTAAAGATGATTCATATACACGATTGGCTGATGCTTGAGCAGCAGATCTACCTGCTAATCCAGTAACTAAATTAAGACCTAAAGATGCTGCAAAAAGTGGACCTGCACTACCAAGACCAAATAAACCAGCACCAGCAGCAGCAGGTAAACACATTTAACCTATCCTCAGAAATTCGTAGAATGGTTTACTTTGTTTTCCGTACTTCTCGTGATAATTAATAAAAGTAAAACCCAAAGCTCTTAACCATTTGATCGCAGAATCATTCTCTGCATATACAAAATTATATAAGACTTTGTAAGATTTCAACAAACTATCTACCCATTCTCGACCTTTTCTTATTAGTTGTATTTTATATTTTTTATTAGTAAATAATTCATCAGTACATATCATCCATATACAACCATCAGCAATAACACCACAAATACCCATAGGTTGATCATCATCACCTGCTATTGTCTGTGTCCTGTCAGCCCACAAATATGATAGTCGTAGTGCTTCTTCTGCATTTTGTCCTGTTTGATATAAAGCTTCAAGACGATCCATCTTTCTCATGTTTTTACATACATAATCAAGATCTTGTAAATTAGATTTTCTTAAATACCCCATCAAACTCTTCTACTCCTCATATGGAACATAGCTTCATACTCAGCACTTGATAATTGTGTTGGTAAGAAAGTGTTATTTTTAACATCTATATTCACTCTATCGGCTCTACTCATAATTGGCACTCTAAACGTACCTGTCTCTAGGTTTATCTGACCGATAGCACTAGAAGCTGCACCTAATAAACGACCTGTAAATTTATGGGTTGATGTATCTCTATTCTCAGGGGTTACTTCTACTTGAAAGAATCCTGTATCTTCAAACTTAATATAGAAATGATGCAGTTGTAATCTGCCACTTACAATCTCACCTGCATTATTACTACCACCTTCAGTTAGTCGTTGTTGACTAAATCTATAATGCATCAGGAAAGGTTCACCAATAATAAATTTACTATTCCTAAAGTCTCCACTAGCTGTAATGGTTGATGTAGATCCGTTTGAAGTGTTAGTAGTCTGTAATGCCTGTCCTGGTTTTAATGTTTTTGTATTACCTTGTGTATCAACAAAAGTACTTGTCTCTCCATCACCTAGATATCTACCAACAACAGACATCGTTCCATTTAATCTATAAGGAACTGTAAATGTAGAAACATCGGTAGTAGAGTTATAAGCTACTGATACTCCTGTTGTTGCTTCTGTAACCTTATGATCTAAGTGATATTCAAACTCTGCATTAGCTTCTCTAAATTCTGCTTCAAAAGGTATCTTTTCTAAAGTCGTACCGTTTGCTTCTTCTACAACCATAAACAAATCAGTACCAATAAAATCTATATTTTTAATAGACTTGGCAGAGTTCAGTGTAAAGGTAGACCAGCTATTTAATATCTTCTGAAAGTTATCTCCATATAACCATCTGTTGATGTACAGCTTATTAGGATTATCACTACCTAGCAGTATCAGTACATCTTCATTTGTACTGACAGCAATTTTAAATATATTACTTGGTATTAGTCTTGGTACATGGATAGTGATGTTGCTTGCATCTTTAATAGCTACATCTTCCTGTGTTATATATTCTCTTACACCTGCAAAACTACCCTTGTTAGTTAGATAGTAAATAGAACTACCAGAACCTACAGGTTGTGCTAAGTCACTAGACTCAAATTCTGTTGCTACAACTACGTTAGCTGTTTTTGGTGTTAACGCATCAGATGATGATGTAAGTACAAATTGTGTCTGATCTGAGAACAGGATCAGTTGCTCTCCCATCGTCACAGCGTATTTAAGAATAGCAACTTTGGTATGAGAAGCACCAACGTCAATAGGATCTGAATCTATTACTGATAAGACTGTTTCTGGAAAGAAGTTAAAGAACTCACTAACTCTAGATAAGATTGCATTATCATCAGCCAAAAAACCTAACCTGTTTCTAAAGAAGAATACGTTGTTGATAGAACCACCAACAAAACTAGGACTAGGGGCAGAATCTAAATCTCCTACAGTTCTTTCTCCCCATTTAGGTAAGGTATAAGTTACACCAGATAATGTATAACTATCACCATCAACTCTTGCAAATCTAAAATTACCATCAGCCTGTCTAATCAAGACATGGGGCATGGTGTCATAATTAAATTTATATGTAATACCAGGCATAAGAGTTTCTTCCCACTGTCCTTCTTCAAATGTTCCTCCGTTATTAGTGACAAACTTTACAAAGTAATTATCAAAGTTAGTAGCTTCATCTCCTTTTACCTCTACGACATAACCATCAGGAGAGACTGTTGGTAGGTCAGTAAACCTTTGTACTGAATCTTTTATTACTGTTAGCTGTGTATTACCTTGAGAGTCATTACCATCAATAGAAAAGTTACTGCCATCATTCTTTTTGATATGAATAACAGGACCATTACGAGCAATAGTAAAACCTGATAGTCCAGAGTTAAGACCAGATACTAAGTCAGTAGCAACTTGTGTTGTACTAAGTGTAGAGTCTGAAGTTGTGTCATCAGTAACAGTGACACCATCTACGGTGACTGAGTATGTAGTCTTATCTGAGACTTGGTTTATAAATACAACTGCTTGTGTAATATTGCCTGGACTAACAGCAGAATCCATAGCAACAGTAACGCTTGTATTAACAACAAAGGTAAAATCTGCAATAGTTACAGTTTTAATAACACTTCTAGGTGTGGATGTATTTAGATAGTTAGTTCCATCAGGTTTAGTAACAGTCTTTTCTGTACCGTCAATATCATAAACTTTTACATTACCGTTACTGAAGACAGCAACATACCTTTCATTAACATCTCTATTGATAGTTTGTATGTGAACATTACCAACAGTACTGCTACTAAGAGTAGTTATAAACTGTGTGCCACTACGCTTTGTAAGACCCAACACAGGGTTGCTGTTAGCGTTATCTTGTATGTCTGCATGATCAGCTTGTTTTGTTGAGTCAGCAGCTTGTGAGATACCTCTAAGTAATGTTGGGATTGCTCTTGATACAACTGCCATAATTATCTAATTAATGCTCTGGAAGGACTGTAAGTATCAAAGACACTTGTAAGACTAGGATCACCTCTTAAAAGGTTATGATCTGCATTGCTGAGATCTGTTTCCATCAGTATAGCTCTAGCTCTTACTTCGTCTTGTTGTGTATAAGTTCTTAATCCATCATCACTAACTAATCTATCAACAAAAATACGAGCAGCTTTGATAGTTACATACCTTCTTGCAGGTTCTGGTATCTCGTCAAAGCTTCTAAAATAAACAACTGTACATATTAAATCTTCTGTAAACTCATACTTATTATTTAATCTGTCATATAGTTTCAAACCACGTTGTATCGCATCAATAGATGTGTGCTGATGAATGTTAGGGTCAACTCTTAAAACATCTGTAGAGAGGTTTACATTGTTAGAAGCATCTCTTGTAAGAGTGACATCTATCTCTGTGTTAAAACTCCACCCTTCACTTTGTACTTCTTTATTAGTTTCATTAAGAGTACTTTGTGCAAGTTTTACATCAACAGGAAGAGTACCTGTTAAGGAGTTTACTGGTGCTTCTCCTATAGCAGCCAACATAATGTTGATGCTTTCTAATTCTGTAGTGGCTGCTGTTGTCATTATTTCTTAGCAGTCTTGGCTGCACGTTTAAAGTTTGCTGCTGTTGGAGAACCTTTAGTACCAGGTTTTCTCATCTTTTCACCAGATCCAGCAGCGATTCTTTTACGCTTGGCATGGATGTTGGCATATAAACCTTTCTTCTTTTTGGAAGACTTTTTAATTTTTAAAGAATCTCTACCGTAATGACTTGGCATAATTTACCTTAAAGAAAAAAAGAAGGAGTACCCATTGCTGAATACCCTTCTGTATGTAGTTAAGAAGCAGATAGCTTGATTGTAGCTGCACACTCAGGACGGAGGATTCCGTGACCAAGAGCATACTTAGCAACCATCAATGTACCTTGATACATGATTCCATAATCAGAACCAGATATTTCAGTTTTCATATCCATAAGTTTTACAGTACCAACTGCTGACTTGTGGAATACAAGACCGATAGTTTTGCTGTCATCACCAATGTAGGTGTTGTTTGATCCAGCAAGTTCGTTAGTGTCACTTGCACCAGGAGCTTTGTTTGTTTGAGGTACGTTGTTACTCATCATTACAGGAATACCTGCAATCATTTGTACTTTACCTGAAGCAAAAGATCCGTTGCCACCTGGGTTGAAGTCAACATCAACTGTTCTTGTAGCAGATTCAGCTAATTTGTAGTACTCAGCAGGTGGTAGTACACAGAAACGATCTGTTGTAGGAATGTCTCTTTCGTCAAATGCTTGAGCAATGTCATAGATAGCAGCAGCTATCTCATCACCTGTTACATCTGAAGAAGCTGTATTACCGTTAGCAAGTGTAAGAACTGTACCGCCAGATCCACCAGTAAGTGTGGTTGAAGCTCTGGAAGCATTAGCTATACATTTAGCTACGTTTTGATCGTATCTTTTGGCAAGAGCCTTACCTAGCTCAGTTGCATAAATCGACCTTATATCGTAATGATTCTTCAATTCCTCGAGATCCGTTACGAAAGACTGTGCAATTAATAGATCATCAATAGAGATG